GGCGAGCAGCCCGGCACCGGTGACAGCCCGCTGTCGACCGCGCAGACCGTCATGCGCCAGGCCGGCAGCCGGTTCCGCGACGCGCCCGACATCAGCCAGTCGCTGATCGCTCGAGGCGCCGGCCAACTCAATCCCGCCGCTCCCGCCACCCCGACCCAGCCCAACCGGCGCAAGACGATCGGCGGCTACTGATGGCCGACGACGACCAAGCCGGCCTGATCCTTCGGCGCCTGGCCGGGCTGAAGTCGGAGCGCGGTCGCCATGAGAACGTGTGGCGCCGCTGCTTCGAGATGACCTACCCCGAGCGGTCTGCCGGGCTGAACGGCGACCAGGTGGACGCGCAGTCGGCGCAGAACCGCAAGGCGCAGATCATGGACTCGACGGCGTCGGACTCGGTCCGGCTGCTGTCGTCTTCGATCATGTCGGGCATGACCCCGGCGAATGCGGTCTGGTTCGCGCTGGATGTCGGCGACGAGTCGGACGAGGAACGGCGCTGGCTCGATGAGGCCGCGAAGTTCCTGTGGGAGTCGATCCACGCGGCCAACTACGACGCGGCGAAGTTCGAATGCACGGTCGATTCCGTGTGCGCGGGCTGGTTCGCCATGTACATCGACGAGGACCGCGAGAAGGGTGGCCTCACGTTCGAGCAGTGGCCCATCGCGCAGGTGTTCTATGCCTGCTCACGCTCCGGCGGACCGGTCGATACCGTGTACCGCGCGTTCAAGCTGACCGCCGAGCAGGCCATCACGGTCTACGGCGAGGCCAACGTCAGCGAGAAGATCCGCGACTGCGTGACCAAGGGCAAGCACGGCGAGCAGTTCGAGTTCGTGCATGCGATCTACCCGCGGCGCCTGGCCATGTCCGGCGGCCGGCTCAAGCAGAACCTGCCGATCGCTTCGTGCCATATCGAGGTGAGCGAGAAGAAGGTGGTGCGCGAGTCGGGCTATCACGAGATGCCCGTCGTCGTCGCGCGCTGGATGACGCTGCCCGGATCGGACTATGCAGTCGGCCCGGTGTCGAACGCACTGCCCACGATCGAGAGCCTCAACGAACTGCTGGTGCTCGAGTCGCGTGCCCTGTCGCGCGCTGTGGCCGGCGTGTACGTGGCCGAAGATGACGGCGTGCTGAACCCGCGCACGGTCAAGGTCAAGGGCGGGTCGGTCATCGTGGCCAACTCGGTCGACTCCATCAAGGCCCTGCCATCGGGCGCCGACTTCAACGTGTCGTTCTCCAAGGCCGACCAGATGCGGGCCGAGATCCGCCGCATCATGATGGCCGACCAGCTGCCTCCGGTGGACGCGCCGACCAAGACCGCCACCGAGTTCTATGCCCGCGCCGCGCTGATCCGCCAGCTGCTCGGCCCGCTGTTCGGTCGCTTCCAGGCCGAAGACCTGGCGCCGACGATCCTGCGCGTATTTGGCCTGGCCATGCGCTCCGGCCAACTGCCGCCGCTGCCCAAGTCGCTGTCCGACGCATCGCTGACGATCCGCTACCAGTCGCCGCTCGCACGAGCTCAGAAGCTCGAGGAAGTGTCGGCGCTGGAACGGCTGCAGAACAACGCCTTCGTCATGGCGCAGGCCGGCAAGCCCGAGGCGCTGGACCTGATCGACTCCGACGCCTCGCTGCGGCTGATGGCCGACAGCCTGGGCGCACCGTCGAAGGCGCTGCGCAACGAGAAGGCGGTCGCTCAGCTGCGCAAGTCGCGCGCTGACCAGCAGGCCGCCGAGCAGCAGGCAGCGCAGGCCCAGCAGACGCAGATGATGGCCACCGACGCCGCGCTGCAGCGGCAAGTGAAGGCGACGGCATGAGCACCGAAGCCTTCGCAACGCCTCAGCAGTACCGCAGCGCGTTCGAGTTGTTCGGCGACGGGCAAGCCGTGCTCGACGACCTGACGGCGCGCTTCGGCAAGTCCCCATTCGTTCCCGGCCAGCCCGACACGACCGCGTTCAACTGCGGCGCCAAGGCGGTCATCGAGCACATCCACGCACAGATTCACGCAAGCGAGAGGTAATACACCATGGCAAACATCGTCTTCAACATCGCAGCCGGCCGCGTGGTCGAGCTGTACAACCGCGTCGAGAGCAACGACCCGACGAACTCGGCGCTGATCCTGGTGCCGATCGAGACCAGTGGCCTGGAAGCGGACGCGACGCTCGCCGACGCCGACACGCTGGCCGCCGTCCTGGCCGGCACGACCAACGAGCAGACCACGATGGGCCGCAAGACCCTGACGGAAGCCGACCTGGCCGCGCTGCCCGCGCCCGACGACACCAACAACCGCTACGAGGTCTCGCTGCCGACCGTCACCTGGACGGCTGCCAGCGGCAATGCGATCAGCAAGATCCTGGTCTGCTACGACTCGGACACCACCGCCGGCACGGACTCCAACATTGTCCCGCTGACGATGTTCGACTTCGCGCAGACCCCGAGCGGTGCCGACATCCAGATGACCACCGGCGTGTTCTTCCGCGCGACCCCGGCGTAAGGCCCGCGGTTCATGTTCCGCATCCCGAACAAGGCCGACGCGACCTACGCGCGCCAGGCCGGCGGCTTCTCAGCCGACATCGACACCATCGCTGCTGCCCTGGCTGGCGATGGTGTCCTGTCGGGCCTGGGGGTGGCCGCGCAGGGCTCGCCGGACATGACCGTAGCCGTCGCCGCCGGGCTGGTGCGCATCGGCGGCTACTTCGCGGCCGAGGCTGGCGAGAACGTCACCATCACCGCCGCGGACGGGACGAACCCGCGCATCGACCTGGTGGTGATCGACTACAACGGCGCGCTGTCCCGCGTTGGCGGCACTGCGGCTGCGCTTCCGGTGCCGCCAGCCGTGCCTGCCAACAGCATCCAGCTCGCGCAGGTCTACGTGCCGGCCGCGGCCACGTCGATCACGAACGCGATGATCGTGGACAAGCGGCCAGTCGCGCTCGACGTCTATGACGCGTGGGCCGAGTTCCTGGGGTCGAGCCTGAGCAACACCGCGGCGACGTCTGGTGGCTCGATCGGCGAGTGCGGCTGGTACATGAGCGGCACCACTGCGGCGCCGACGTTCCAGACGTCTGTGGCAGGCCGCCCTGGCGTGCTTCGCAGCCAGACCGGCACGACCAGCGGCAACCGCACCAGCTTCCACTACGGCACGGCAGCGAACACTGCCGTCATCGCGCCGGCCGACATCGCGCGCATGACCTTCGGGATTGCGATCCCGACGATCACCACGATGGCGGCCAAGCTGGGCTGCGGGCAAGACCTGAGCGTCGCCACGGCCGACCAGCTCGGCACTGCCGGCATGTGGGTCGAGTTCGTGCCGGCCACCAGCGCGAAGTGGCGCTATGCCACGCGCCAGGCCAGCACCAGCACGGTGAACAACGACACCGGCGCGGACGTGGCGGCGGCGACCTTCTACCGCTTCGACATCATCAGAAAGCAGAACGGCAACGTGCAGTTCCTGAAGAACGGCGTGATCCAGTTCGAGCACTCGACGAACCTGCCGACGACGGTGGGCAACGTCGGTACCACGGTGCACACGCTGACCGCCGCCGCGCGCAACATCGACCACGACTACTTCGGCCTGAACCTGGCGCCGTTGGGCAACCGCTGGACTTGAGGGCGCGCCATGACACGGCGGCGCGGCTTCAGCTATCCCAGCGCGGCGACTCGGGCGAACAGCGTCCCGGCTCCCGGATCAGGCGCGATCGAGTTCGTGCGCCAGTCGTCGACGCTGGCGCAGATCTGGACCGGCGGCTCGGTGTGGAACTCGCCCGGCAACGTCACGCTGAGCGGCGTGGCCTCCGGCAACCTGGTGCTGACCTTCGGCGGCTGGTGGGATTCCGAGCACGGCACCGGCGGCACGCAGGTGGTGCCGACCAACACGAACGGCACATTCTCGGCCGGGCGCAACCCGACGCTGCCGAGCTTCAGCCCTGCGCCCGGCTGGCCGGTGCACGGGCAGATCGCCTACATCGCTGGATCGAACGCAGGCACGCACGTCATCACGCCACAGGTCATCGGGCTGAGCGGTGACGGCTACTTCCTGGCGGCGGAGTTCGCCGGGCCCGGCTCGACCTGGACGCTCGTCGACGGCGGCGACAACCTGGCGCTGAGCGGGACCGCTGGCGCGGTGGATGGCGTCACGGTCAACACGGTCGGCACCGCTGCTCAGCTCGGCGACCTGGTCGTGGCGGTCTGCGTGACCGACGGCGATCCTTCGGCCATCGGCGTCGGTGCACCGACCGGCTACGCCAACGAGCTGCTGGCCACCGTCACGGCAACCGACAACATCGGCGTCGGCGTAGGCTGGAAGCTCGCCACAGTGGCCGGGCAGCAGTCCGCCTCCTGGACCTGGGCCGACAACGACTGCAAGCTGGGCGCGGGCCTGATCGCCGTCTTCCGAAAGAGCTGAGATGGCCTGCGATGCAGCACTGGTTGGCGCACGCGGCACAAGTGGCAGCAACACCGTCACGACCACGGCCGGCACTACGGCGGCGACCGGCAGCAGTTTCGCGCTGCTGGTCTCCTGGGATGGCACGGTCTCGATCAGCGGGACCATCACCGACAGCAAGGGCAACACCTACACGGCGGTAGGCACGCCGCAGGCCGACTGGACGAGCACCTGGGGCGTCTCGCAGTGGTTCTACTGCGAGGATGGCGTAGGCGGCACGTCGCACAG